GGGGGGGGTATTTTAACCCTCAGATAAGGAGGGGGTATGTTTAGGCGCAGGACTTCTTCTACCGGTAAGATCCACTACCGTGTTAATATAAACAAGAATATGTGTCTTGGCGTTGTAGATATATATATTGATGGGAAGCCATATCAACCTGGTTTTAACGGATCTTATCTTGATATATATCGCGATAAGAAGATAAAAACTATAAGCATAAGTGGCCAGATATCATATCTAAATCCGAAAAATGAGTACAATGTTATTTTGGGCATAAGTGGAGGTATTATAGAGGGAGCCCTTACGTATCAATATAATTCGGGTATGCATTGCGAGTTGGCTAATAAGGTGATATACGGGAATAGGATAACTAATTTTGTTCCTGTAACGGTGATAAAAGATCCTGGGAAGATTATTAATTTCACTTACAGATCTGAATTACAGACTCAGGTTTTAGATGAAAGTTATGTAAGTTGGGATGGTGATTATGTATTAAACGATAATTGTATAGTAACTGATCTTTGTTCGGGATGTGAATCTTATGCCTATGGGAAAAGTTCTCATGGTAACTATCGAGTAACGGTAAGGATAGTGTAGTACCAAGGGAAGGGGGTAGACCTCATCCCTCCGGGCCTACCCCGTCCTCCCTCCGCCTCCCGTTATTTTTGGCTTCCTTCTGGTTTTATCCTCAAATTTTCATATCTTTGGGACAAAACTATAATCATGTTTAGAGACATATTTCATAAGCTTAAGATCTTCTTCTGCGACGACGACGTTGAGAAGATATATAAGGGACAGTACGGTTATCCGCAACAACGAGATACATAAGATGTATGATGAGATACTGGACGAGCTAGGTGATTTGGCCACTGTCGTGTCTAGAAACTACGTATATGGTAGGATAAAGGACAGGACGGGGTTAAGTATCCGTCATATCAGCAGGATAATAAACCATACTAAAGTGGAGGAGATATGATCAAGGACGTAATGGAAAGGAATGTGATAAATGAGATATCCACGTTGTTCGTAATGATATTCACGTCAGGGTTGATGTTTGTCATGCCGATATTAGATGTAGGGTATAATGATATCATTGTCATAATAGGATTCGGGATACTACTATCTTTTATGTTAACCATAATCCCGATCTTGCTTTCTTACGATATAAGGGATGAGATCATTGAGTTGATTGAGGATATGGACAGCCAGATCGTGGTAGACACTTCGGTATATAAAACGAACCTGCCCTAGGTAATTCCTAGGGCAGATATTAATATCAATTTGACTTCAAATACGATTCTATTCTATCAGCGGCCTCATTAGGCGTATGTCCATCCCATTCCCATGCCGTATCAAGTTCAGGGATATTAAACAACTCCCAATACTGGTTCTCATAATGATTGGATATCTGTCCAGTTGGCAGTTCTGCCATTACGATAAACCACCCTCCGCCGAAGCATTCCTCTCCATCATGATGCTTATGTGATTTACAGACCTTTATATCGCCTTTAGCCAGCTCATTGAAGAAATCGGCATTGTAAAGCATTCGATATTTATATAGTTCGTTAAATGTATGATACCCGTCGGATATATTACCCATCTCATCTTCATGTAAATATGTTTTCTCGAATATATCAGACCTACAAGGATAAAACTCTCCATTTACCCCTTTTATGATATAATCACCTACATTGGCTGTCATAACACCTTCAAGGGTTTTTATACTGCAATCAATACAAGGAGGTATACCTCTATCCGCATCACCTTCACGAATAACTTCTATTTTAACGCTATCACCAGCGAAATCCTTGATCTCATCATTATTAAAGCCTTTCCATTTTACGGCTTCTATCGCAATTGGTTTCTTTACATATCTATTCATAATTTTACGATTTAATATATTATTATCTTTTGATATACCTTTCTATAAGATCTATGGATAATTTAGCGCCCAGCTCTTCCTCCAACAGGTTAAGGTAGTTCCGGTGCAGGCATCCGCCCCGCTCCACCTCCCTAAAGCCGGCCCCGTCCCGGATCCTGACCAGCCCTTTCCTTGGATCCATGTCGATCAGATCCCGAAGCTCGTTCATATTCTTGAACCGGTTCTCTATTACCTTAAATACATCGATCTTAGGTTTCTTATCCTTGATCTTTATCTTAACCCTTCCGCTCATGATCACCTCCCCGTGCTTCCGAATCCACCATCGCCTCTATCGGTATATCCGAGGTCATCCAACGACTTCACCTGATCCCATACGATACGTTCCCTCCTACGGATAAGCAATTGAGCTACCTTGTCCCCAACCGAATAAGAAGGATCATCATAACAATCCACACGTCTACATACTACCATAATCTCGCCTCTATATCCTTCGTCAACGGTTCCCGGGGCGTTTTGGATAACAGACTTTGTTTTGGTGATGCTACTACGAGGGCGTATTTCCATCTCATAATCCTCCGGCAATGCTACATGTACACCGGTATGATATATGGTCCTGCCTCCGTCAAGTTCTACATCCTTGACGAACAGATCCATGCAAGCGTCCTCCTTATGGGCGTACTTAGGCAATATCGCTCCTTCTTCCAGCCATATCTTGACCTTACAAGTATCTATATCTTCAAGTAATGATTCTACCTCATTATAACTCATTGGTTGTTCTGACGCCAATGAAATGGCTCTTGCCAATACATTTTTAATCTTACTCATCGTATCTTGTTTTTAAATTCCTTTCCTTTCGGACATTGTAATTTACATTCCTCGCCACAAGCGGAACAGTTGGGTCTCATTCCGGGCACCCCTCTTCCCCCGTACGGCCAGTAGGCGTAATCGCAGACGCTCCAGAACGCCTCCATCGCCTTGATCTTGGCATCGACGGTTATCTTCTCCTTCACCTTTTTCATGCTCTTCCTGAACTCATCTTTCATATCCTTCCCTTCTATCTGTCTGGCTTTACGTCTCTCGTTCCACCAATTGTAGTAGAATTTGTCTGCCATCTTATAAGCTTCGGGGTCAAATTTATCACGATGCAGGATAGGTGCGTCCTTGATCTTTCTCAAATTCCTGCCACAAACATAAGCAAGCCCGGCGTACGGAGGTATGTCCTTAGGATCAACCAACCCATCCGGAACGCAGTAGTAGAAGTAGTTGGGGCGGCCGTACCTGACCCAGTCTCCGGTCTCGTACAGGGCTTGCTTCCGAGCCTCGAACCAGCCTTGCATTACTTGGTGCTTGCCCTCCTTCTCGAAATCCTTGTTATAGTCAGCCAACGAGATCTTCACCTCAACCTCATAAGCGTACATAGATCTGGTTATAGCCAGATAATCAGACTCCCAGTTATAGACATACAAGTTGTTTATAATCCATCTAGGAGATACCAAGAACTGTCTGTTAAGGATATCCAATATCCCTCTTTCAGTGTATTCCGTGCCTTTATTTGATTGCCGTGTTCCCATCTCCTGTCAGAGGATTATTCCTATATCCTACCGCCATTATAGCGTTACCTATCAACATCCTCAACTTCTCCATATCCTTATCATGGAACGAGAAAGTGGTTAGAATATGACCATTGGTCTTATCATAAGATTTTATCATCAACACAGCCACATACTCACCCATCATCTTACCATTCATGATATCAAGATCAATTATGCCGTGATCTATTAGATCAACCACATCCCATCCTAATGGCAGGTACTTTTTTATTTGATTAATGTCCATCCCAAATAGTTATTATAAAAAGGAGGATCGTGCTACCCTCCTATAGATTACACGCGAAAAATAGAACTGAAAGCGATCTTAAGCACGTAAGATTTTATTAATTCCCGTAGGCTGTCTACCGGTTATCGTTAATTACCGACCTACGGGAATATGTTTAAGAAAACACCATGTGGGGAGTGGGGGAATCGAACCCTTATCCACGCTACGATTAGGAATCGTAAATTCTATCCGTTAAATTAACTCCCCTTTAAGCGTCCTGATCCTCCCAGACAAGGACACTACATAAATCTAAACTCTAAACCTAATGACAAACATTATTAATCCAACTGTGGACCCGGCCGGACTTGAACCGACAACCTGCTGGTTATGAGCCAGATGATCCAACCAATTGATCTACGGGTCCTAAATGCACCATGTCTATATTTTCATTTAAATTAGTCAATTTGTTTCTTTTTGTATCATAAAACGTTTACATCTTAATAATTTCAACTTTTTGTACGTAATATCCCGTTGATTACCACCGTCAATATCACGGATATTGAAACTACCCGATTTGCGTCTTCCAAATATGAAGTAACAATTGCCTTCAAACATAACCCTATCAAACAAACGAAAACCAAAAACCTCAAAAGAAGATTGATTCGGCTTTTTAACCCCTCCTTTTAAAACCTTTTGTTTGTGGATTTGACGATTATGTCTTCTAATCAACCTTACCTTGTAATGATATTCTAACATTAAAGCATTGAAATTCTTAGAAATAACGAAAGCATCAGAGATATGGGATTTTTCAATTCCATATTTAATCCGATTGTATTTCGTGATATAACCGAACGTTATCGAAACGTTGTCGTATCTGGATCTCAGCTCCTCGTACAACTTCCATTTCATGATACCCATGACGGCTGCGTCGCGAAGCGACTTGCCTCGTTTTACCCTCAAATCGATTTTACCTTTATGATACTCCTTATGGCAAGTCTCACATAAGGTAATAAGATTTGAGGGAGAATCACCTCCTGTTTTTCGAGACTCGATGTGATGAACATTCAAAATCGGGTCTTTTGACTTACCTTTACAATGCTGGCATTTATGTCCATCCCTTGTCAAGACATATTCCCTGACATTCCAAAAACTAAGTTGATTTCCTTCCTGATATTCGTTACCGGAGATATTGGGATTCTTGATTTTCTGGGTATCGAACTGAGCGACCTCAACGATAATACGGGATATCGGGAGGATAGAACAGACGTTGTCGATAACACGGATATGAGCATCAATCCTATGCCTCACAGAAGGTGCTACCCATCCTGTACGTTTGCTTTTTATCCTGTTATCAAAACGAGGTTTTCTATACCTCAACCTATTTCGTCTCGTTCTTCGTAACTCTCTTCTTGTAGACAAAAGGTCTACAATATCACTTCTAAGAATAACTTCACTGCTGTAAAGTTCTTTGCTTTTCGTCGTAGCGGATAAACCAACATGTTTGGTTCCGGCATCGACGCCTAACACAATTTCCTGTTTGTAATCTGATGTCTTGTACATCAATTTGATGGTAAAAGGACATGTGTTTATGACAACCGCTTTCTTATCCTTTAGCAGCTGTCTAACCTTCCCATGCCTTGTCGTAGGCATCATCGGTTTACCATCTATGTCCTGTACATACACCATTTCACAAGCTAATTCAATGTTTATTCAACATAAGTCAGGGTAAAAACCCTGTTAGTGCCCATCGCCAATGTTATTTTGAGGTTTTGATGCAAGCGACACTATGGCCCGAATACAACCATTGTTTAATCACTTGCCTTAGAGCAAGGGACTTGGGCAAACATCCCTTGGTAACTATGTATTCTCAAATAACGTAGCCTTTGTCTCAAGGCTTAGGCTAATAATCGGAATAGCTTTTAGCTATTATACATAATTCATGCAAATGTTTTATGGATTGCATGAATTATGTATTATTCGCGAGAATATCGGCTTTCACAAGAGGATGTGGATCGGAATTTCTCGAAAATTATATAGTAATATCATGAAGCTATTGTCCAACATTCTAGCATATAGCGCCAATCCTCGAACGGGAATGTCTCTACACCAGACCTACCCCATCCCGTCCCCCAACTGTTCTGTAGGACGAAGCCGGCCTTGTCCCAGCCGGTGAGGATAACGGCATGACCTCCCAAGTTCTGTCCTTGGCCTTGCCAGAATCGATTACCATAATTATAGCAATACAGACCTATAACCAGAGGCCCATTCAGCATCAAAGCCACCTTAGCTGATACCGGATCTATGATCCTAGCGTAACTGTTTATTTTCTCCCCATCTACGCCTACGTTCTTGATAGACTTGATAGCGTCACGAAGAACCATCCCGTCTTGATCCTTATCCTCTCTCAGATCATATATATCGTAGGGAGAGATCTTAGCCGGTCTTTTAATAGCCCTTATACTCTTTCTCCAGTTAAGTATCTCAGCTAAGCTTACCGCAGCGCAAATAGGAGAAGATCCTTGATCCACTACGCTATCAACGTTGTTGACCTTATACTCATCAGGGACAGCCTCATGCTGCATATTCATGATAGCGTCTCTGTCATCCACAGGGGATGGTATATATCCTAACCCGTAACTCATTTTTTATCCTTTTTATGGTAATCAATTATCTTGATATTAAACGTATCGGATCTTTGCCTTACCTGTATAGACCCCCTAGCCTTCCCCTTGGCGTCGTATAGGGCGGTGAAGCCAAAGTTATCGACCCGGCCGTCGTCCAGCGTAAACCGCCACTCCTTCCATTGGCCCATCACGGTCCCGGAAGACACTATGGAATCCACCACATAAGATATATCAGTAGTATCATATTCCGTATAGTAGGTTCTTGACGTACTGCATCCGACAACCGCTAAGGTAAATAACGTTAACAAGAAAAACAAGATCTTATTCACTTTTCTTAGATTTTTTACGTTTCTTAGATTTCTTCTTATCCTCCGCCTTATTCTCGACATTTACGTCAATACCGGCATCAGCGACCTCAGGAGCGTTATTTTCAGGTATATCAATATGACCTGAGTTAGGATCCATCTTATCCTCATCAACAACAACCTCATCAGGAACATCGATGTCTAAAATCTCTGCCTCCAGATACTTGATACGATCTGACATAATTTTATTCTGGTCCTCAAGTTCCTTATATCTTCTTCTAGCCTCATCGAGTAATTTAGATGATAGTTTATGTTTCTTCTCGATATCCATATAAGCCCGTTTAAGAGTTTCTTTCTCTTTTACCGACTCATTATATAGCTCTCTTGATTTACTAAGCTCATTCCCCATCTTAACTATATGAGAATCCTTGGAATCTATATCCATATCAAGAGAATCGACAAGCGTATCAAGATACTTTATTTTCTCTTCTAATTCCGTTATCTTCTTGCGGGAATCCTCATAATCTCTTTTTAATCTACTTGAATAGCTAATAGCCTCATCAAGATCCTGATTTAGAGTATTTATATAACTACTCTTTACTATCTTCAATCCGAACATTTTTATCACTGTTATAAGTTTTACGAATATCGGCATTTATCTTACCGACTATAATTAACTCAGCTATATGTTTATCTTTCTCGACTATAGCCATATCCTTACGGACATTAGTGACCCTGATCATGATATTCCCGTTATTAGACGAGACGAACGGTGATCCCACCAAAGTAAGTCCCGTATCGCCGGTAAACGACGGCAGCATCATCAACACCCCTATGGTATTATCCGGGAACGATGCCCACACCCCTGTGTCTATATCAAGGACATCACCCTGCCCTAATGGGAAGGCATTACCCTGCTTGATAGGAATATCCTTACCCAACGAGTTCCATGCTTTCGAGAATCTTACGGAGTTAAGGAAGATCTTTCCCTCTTTCTCCACCATCCCTACCATAGGTTCGCAATTCAATCTAACCTCGTTTTGTTTATCATCCGGCTTCTCCTCAAGCTCATCAAGGTCTCTGGCTGATGTAAATGACTTACTCTCCAGAAGTTTTTTGATATCTTCAATTGTGGCCATATTATAATTTGATTATTAAATACACGATCTTCAATCCTAACTTCAAATCAGATGTCTTTTCGAACATCTCCCTAAGAGGTAAGATAGTAGCGTCAAGATCTGACGCTACCCATTCTCCGTCCTTATAATACATATTCTTTTCCTCGGAATACGCTACACAAGGTCGATGCCCTAAGTTCTTCATAACCGTATCTACCTTATTTTGGGTAGGTATCGAGACACGGTTCACTTTAGTAGATATATTAAAATTGCTTTCCATTAAATTACTAATTTTCAATTAGTTAATTAGAAAGGTAGGTCACTGTCGTCTCCAAAAGGAGGATATTGTGGCGGCTGCTGACCTCCAAAAGAAGGCGCTTGGGCTGTCTGAGGCGGAGCCTGCTGGTATGATGGAGGAGGCGTCTGCTGCGGAGCCTGCGTAGCGTATGACGGTGGGGGCGTTTGCGTTATAGCCTCACCAGCGTTGTTTTGGCTTGCCGACTGAGTAGGTTTCACACCATCTGTCTTAATACTTTGGATATATTTATTAAGTACCTGATAAGCGAAAGCGTCTTGGGTCGTATAATCAAACTTCTTATTCCCCATTATATCAGTACTCTCAACCCTGTCAGGCCATCCATTCTGCCCATTCTTATAATATTGCTGGATAAGCTCGTCCTTACCGTCAGGGGTCTCCCTTGCGTATGAGATAAAGAAATTACCGGGAGCATATTGATCCCCTTTCTTAGCATGAGCAGGATTGATCACTACCTTACGTTTCAGGTCGATATTAGGCAAGTACCTTACCAGTGACTTCACGTAATTATTAATACCTCCTTTTTGAGTCACCAAAGGAACGTTTATAAAGTAATTACCATCCTCATCACTTATCTTTATGGATAAGTATTTGGCGTTTATTCCATTGAACTCCACTTCTCTTACGCTAATATCAGACAAATAACCTTCGATACCGTTCCAGAACACCCTCCAATAAGAAACGGCTCCGGTCTTCTCGTTTATATGCTCCTCGAAACCTTCCTTTGGTTCTCTTGATGACTGATATAATAATCCGCTACCACTTACTTTAAAGTAATGGTTATTACCACCTGATGAATTTTCACGAACTCCCATATTATATATATTTAAAAATTAAACAATAATTGATGATGACAAGAAATATTCGTTCTTATTATCCTCCCCATAAATCTTGTTGAAATGAGATTTATGATCATGTTCGATAACGACCCTATTACATGATATGCTTTTAACTATACCAAGATACCTACCACATAGCACATCGCATATAATATCATTACCGTTATGCGATAAAGCCGTAAGCCTTTCCTTACAAGATCTTCCAGACATAGGGTTCTCTGACATAATACCGCATCCTTTTTCCGTAAATATCAATTTACAATGATCAAATTCATTTATCTTGATATTATTCTGGAGGGCATGGACGAGTAGATCCTTATCAAAGACATAGGTACTTGTTTTGACAAAATGCTCGTCCACGAACCTCCAGTTAGGATAATTACCGTCAAAGTGAATCTCATACATATCCATATCAGGGGTAGAGAAGTAAGTCCTAGTATCATCTACTTTGATAGACAACGTATCTAATGACTTATTTATATGCTTATCAAGTAATATAGAGGAGGCGTTTGATACCGGGATAAATACCTTCTCTACCTTATCCTGATTAGGAACAAAATACCTGTAAATAGTATTCCTGTCAGTACTTACTATATTAATATTAATATCGTCAATATCAATAACCACATTCTCGATGCAAGGATAAAGCTCGTTTATCTCCGTATAATTACTGGCCTTGTTAAGTATCGATACATAATCATTCATCTTAACATTAATACCTCCATCAGGAATATTATATACCATAGGGAAGGTATTTACGTCAAACGCCGGACAACTATACTCGCCAGAGGCGTAGTATATGGTAATACTGTCCTTCTTATCAGAAAGCGTGATCTTAATCTCGCCATTCTTCTGCTTTTTTATAAACCTGATAAAAGAGCTTGCCTCGACCAAGAAGGAGAAGTTAGAGTCAGTCTCGACCTCCAATCGCTCTATAACACATACCTTGGCATTTACGGAAGTGATATAAGCCAGATTATTGACAACATCTATCTTAAGATCCTTATAAAGGGAGTTGGAACCGGCGTTCTTAACCACCGTCTCCAATTTGCCCAACTTCTCATTTAATGACTTCGACAAGCATCTTATAAGCATAACGAACAACTTTTTATTACATCGCAAATATAATTATATTAATACAAATACAATAAATACTTAATAGTATTAAAATAGTTTAAACTTACGTCTAATATACTCGGCTATAAGCGTGGCGTCACACATTCCGTCTTGTATCTTAGTAGGTTGTACTCCTTTTCCTGACCATGGTTTCACGAAAGAAACCAAAGGGAAAAGGCGCATGGCACATCGGATGGAGGTAGCCTTCGTGTCTAACTTCGCCGCCGTATACACCCGATCGGCTGTCGTATGAAGTTCCTTCTGCCAGGTCTTTGGTTGCACCTCCTCGAACATGAACCTAACATCCGGGTGAGATCCGTATCGCTCCATCATCTCCACCATCATAGCGAATAGGGCGTTCGGTTCCCGGCGTCTCCCGCCAAAGGTGAAGTTGCTGGCTGCCGAGCTGTTGTGGATGCTATGGACGTCCTCGACGGCGATCGCCAGCGTCCCGCCTCCCTTTTCTTGGATCTTGTCAGCGGCATCGAGGAAGAAGCTTGATATAGCCCTAAGATCTATATCCCCCTTAACCGATATCCTTGGAGTCATAATTACCTTAATATCCCCGTTCTCCGGGATCATGGACAATCCTCCGGTGTCTATACCCGGATCTATACCTATTGATATATTCATAACTTCAACGTATATAATGAATGGAAATCCTCCGGTCTAAACACCTGTATTGAGTTATCCGGATACATACCTATATAATAACCGTAAAAAGCCCGTAGAATGCCATTTTCTAGCCTTATATCCAATGCCTTTACCTTATTCCCTTCAACCATAACATCAACCTCATCAGTCTTGTTAGATATCTTATCGAACCATTCAGGTATAGGATCAATACCGTACCTGAATGCGTTTACCGTTGATTTTATCGATATATATGTTCCCATGATCAGATAAGATTACAATCGTCACGTTTAACAACCTTAAAATCACCATTGCGAAGGAATATCGCCACATCAGATCTCGTATACGTAAGAGGTGTATACGATACCAAATGATAAGATGCCTGCCCGACGGCGGGGCGAACCGGTCTCAATACGGCTATGGCTATATCTCCGCCAAGTTCCGTGCCACCGGTGACACCCTGTAGGCACATGTATATGAATCCCTCATACTCATATCTCTTTCCAATAAACTCACTCATGGGAATACCTACGAACAGATAGTTCTTCACATCCCCTTTCTTAACCTCGACAGCGTTCTCTACACTGGACGGTATTACGTCTACAAATTTTACTCCTATTGCCATGATTACAAATTCAATTTAGTTCTTAATTCTTGACACAATTCTTGATTATCCCTCATGATACTTAACGTATTATCCACTCCATTGCCCACCCGGACCTCTCCGTACCAGTACCATGATCCTTTACGGGTAAAGATACCGGTTTCCTCACATAACTTCAAAAGTTCAAGCTCCTTGTCAAATCCTACGCCATAATACAATGCTGTCTCTGCTATCTGGAAAGGTATAGCTGTCTTGTTCTTCAATACCTTTATCCTAACCTCATGGCCGATAGAAGACCCGTCTTCTCCTACAATGACCTTCTTCCTTGACATCTCCATACGGATAGAGGCGTAGAATTTAAGGGCATTACCGCCGGTTGTTACCTTAGGATCACCGTATATTACACCAATCTTCTCACGATACTGGTTGATGAATACCAGAACACAATCGCTTTTGTTTACGATCCCGGTAAGAACTCTCATAGCTTTTGACATCAACCGGGCTTGTAATCCCATGTTGCTGTCTTCCATATCACCCTCGATCTCCTTCTTCGGGACCAAGTTCGCCACGGAATCCACGACAATGAAGCCTACCCTGCCGGACTCCACCAGCTTGGCCGTGATATCGATAGCCAACTCCCCGTAGCTTGGCTGGGAAATAAGAAACCGGTTCACGTCCAATCCCATCTTCTTAGCGTATTCGATATCAAAAGCGTTCTCCACGTCTATTATAGCTACCAGCTTATCGGGGTGCTTTTTCTGGAACTCGATCATACTTAACGTACACATCATAGTCTTGCCACAAGATTCCATCCCGACCAGCTCATGAATCCGGCCTACCGCCCATCCGCCGCCGAGGGCCTTATCCACCACCAGCGATCCTGTGCTTTCCCTTGGTATGGATATTATAGGCTTATCATCGCCGAAGTTCATTATCGAGCCTTCTCCAAGCTCTTTATTTAAAGATGATACTAACTCATCTACGTCTGAAAAAAGTTCTTTCTTAGCCATTATAATCCGTATTCCTCGAAATTAAACAAATCCTGTTGTTTCTTGATCATATCCTTCCCGATATCAGATATCTTTTCTGGGTTCAAAACACCCTCATTCTCATCTACCTTATCCATAAAGTCAGATATCTTATCGCTTAGCAGTACCATATCTTCCTTAGGAACTGATTTTAGATAAAGACCGTCTATAGATCTACATCTTGAAAGAGCGGTATATATCTGTCCTATCTCGAAGGCTCTGCTGATGTCTACGAATATATTATCTAAAGTCATTCCCTGGGATTTGTGGGCAGTTATGGCGTATCCTAACCTCAATGGATATTGTATTATATAGCCGCAAGAAATGCCTTCAAGGGAATCATCTACCTGCTTGTACTTCATCTTCTCCCACTTCTCTTTGGTTATCTCCACCTCAGTATCGTTATCTAGATGAACATATATCGTCTCATCAACAGTATCTATGCTGGTTATGATACCCATCGAGCCATTGACATACCCGTTGCCGTTTCTGGTTATTATGACCTTAGCCCCTACCTTTACTATAAGCTCATCCTCGCAAGGCGCTACAGGCTTCTCCCCGAATACAGTGGCATCGAACTTAAATACCTTATTATTGATCTTATCAAGATTAGTCTTATTTATCTCATAAGCTTCTTTGTTAGTTGAGCATATAATTATAGTATTATCCATATTATCCGGATACTTGACCCTGCTATCCAATATCTGTCTTGACTCGTCGGTAATAACCCCACATCTTATATCCTCAAGTACGGAAAGAAGCTGAGGATCTTTTTGACGGAATACGTTCTCGAAGGTAATGACCGAGAATCCTGACGCTCTTAATGCCTTTGATGAGAAAAAGAACCGGCTCTCATAATATTTGTCGATAAAATCATCCGCCGTCACCACAGGAGGTAGTTGTGATAGATCTCCAAACATAATCAACCTAACGCCACCGAAAGGCTCCTTGCTACGCCTGCATTGTCTAAGTATGTCAGCCACCTCATCAAGCAAATCAGGTCTTACCATACTGATCTCGTCAATGACAATAGTATCAAGATTCTTGATCTTCTTCTTCATAAACGGACTTACATCCACCTTATTCGACAACATACCTCTCTCGATAGAAGGAATGTAAGGATCGTTCTTTATAGAGAAGAACGAATGAATGGTCTGTCCACCGGCATTCAACGCCGCTACTCCAGTCGGTGCTATGATAACGCACTTACCCAAGAACTTTACGATACGTCTCATGAACGTACTTTTACCACTACCAGCTCTACCGGTAATGAACAGATTCTCCCTAGTGGTGAAAATCTTCTTCAAGGCACGACCCTGCTCCACGTTTTTATCCACCGTCATAATATGACGAAGGAGGTCGTTTTCATTTCTAAAATCCTCTTTTACCATATCTTTTTAAGTTTATGGTACAAAGATACGAATAGTTATAATTAACTAATTGAAATAAATGTAAATAATATATAAATATTAAATTTTGTATCTGACACTCAAATCATCCAGCCTTACTCATCTCAACCCCTTTTACCCCTAAGAAAACGTCTTTTATAAAATATTCGGCGATAATTATATGCATTATCGTTCCTCTGTATGATAGTCTTAGGTGTCCGATAGTTACGTTTTTCCTGTCTTTGGTATTGACTATTCCATTGTTTTTCTTTACCTCATCATATAAATCGGATATAGTCTTACAGCACATACTAAGAACTTCTTTTATCATCCGATATACCGTTCTTTGGGATATTAGCATCATACCTTCTTTTGATAACTTTATATTCAATCTATCCATAAGATATGACACATTGAATTTGATAGTTCTTTTTTTAGTTACCTTATATATCTTATTTATATTTCTGTTTCTAGCTGAGAATATTATTTTTGATAACATCTTGACTCTATTTAATTTACGACTTTTGTTAGCCATCCTTCTTCTGGTATTCGAATCAAGATTTTTATCAAGGCAGGTATATACAGATTCTCCTTTCTTTACAAACATATCCTTTATCCTTGGGGTCTTACTAGCCTTATGCTTGTATTTTATGATATCCGATAAAGCTATCATAATCTCTCCTTCAGCCCAAGCCTTTAAGCTTATAAGCTGGTAGTTCATATCCTCATGAGAATCCCTTAATACATGTCGGTAGCAGAAATAAGCGCATCCATCCGATAGGATATCAATAAAATCATTGGTGTTAATCTCTATCTGATCTCTGTTTCCATCTTGCATCCTTTTTCTTAGAAACACATGTTTGGATACGTTTATGATAATAAGATATATCATTGCCATCTTACATTCATCGCTGATCTGGATTCCCGATCCATGATACTCCTCATGTTTCAATGAATATTTTATGGCTGTCACTTTCTTGCCTTCCTTATTGGTAACAGGCTTAAAATCAACTGGACATATAAGTGATCCGGCTGGAAGTTTTACACATCCTAGCTCATCTTTCTTGGTCTGAATATTACGTGGAATATATCTTTCGGTAAGAATCTTATCGAAATTTGATTTCATTATATGTAAAAATCTTATCTTTGTTCCCATAGAAGATTTTATTTGCTGCGAATATACGAGTTCCGTAAATACGAAACAAGTTATTCGGATGGATGGGTAGCCTGTGAAGGTCACCCATTTGTTGTTTATACGAAATTATTGTAATAAATTAGAGAGGGTAAATCACTGTGTTTGTGGAAGATCATTTTTGACACAACACTTGTTACGCGCGCGTTAATAGGTATATTTATTAAATATAATTAACTCTATAAACATATACTACTTTCTAATATCTCTATCCGTACACAGAACCTCTCCTGACGTCGAGTTCCTGTGTACTCCACTTAAAGTCTCTATTTAATAAAACATTGCTTTTTACCGCCAAGGTATGGTGCCGTCAGGCAGGATACCGCAGGCTAAACATGGTAGAAGCCGTATCCTATACCGGAAGCCGGTACCCCGGTAGGGGGGATCGGGTGGAGCATAAGCCAAAGAAGAAAAAGCGAGGTCTTGTACGATCGCTCGCGCTCCGGCTGCCCGTATCCTCTACGGCAGGCTCCATGTCCCAAGGCCTCCCATTTCCCCTTGGCTTTATATCCCATAACATAGCAAGAAGGAATCCAAAGGGAAAAGGGGTGGTCATGTCCCTTGAGGCAGGATAGGGCTGTCCACCGCCGCTCGGAGGCATGTATGGTCTGTGCTCCACTGGCCTCATTGCCGTGGCTTACGGTGGACTTATCTGGCTTTCCTCCGCCACTTCCACCGCCTTTTCCCCTTTTGATGTTCGTAAATACATGTTAATCAGCATATATTATGTTGATTATGGCATAATTTCTTGACAACGATATTTTTTTTAAGTAGTTTTGCTGAAAACTAATTTTATATGTCGGAACAGAGGAAAGCTTTCGTATTTGCGTTGCCTTACGACACTAGGCTGGATATGATCCAGCAGTTCTTAAGGATATACAATGGCTATCTGGATTCCAAGGGTAGGAGCTTGATTACTGAAAGGACGATAAACTTACTTTCTTTCTACATCAACTACGGATACTCGGATGATACCAGGGCTAAGTACATGGATTGTCATGGACAGAAGGAATCTTACGTCGCTGTCCTGAACAACGAGCTTAAACGTGGGGGTTTTCTGGTGGACAAGAAGAACGGGAACTTCCGTACCCGTGAGCTGTCTATTGAGATGAGAAGCTTACGTAACTATTTTATTCTTGACGGGGAGGGTGATGATACCCGTGTAATGGGGTTTGTGTTCAAGAGAAACAAATTGGATATTGATGGGTAGGAATCTTATTTCATTCGATAGGGATATCGTGGATGAGGTGGTAAGAAGATCTGATGGGAAGTTTACCAAACAACAGGTAGAGTGGTGCATGAAAGCATCCGTATCTTACGTCCACCACCTAGCTAGGTATACTGACAATATATCTATCAGAATCCCGTTTATCGGATACGTTATATGCAATCTCCGAGAGATGCGGGTAAGGCGTGATAAGATACGCCGGATATTTGTCAAGGAAGGTAATCGTTATCCGGATGAAAGGATGCCTATTGAGCTTGATTGTCTGGATAAGAAGATTAAGGCGATAGAGGATATGGAGGGGTTGAAGAACGGAGATCCTCTTATACGTGATAACCATGAGGCCATGTATCAATGTCGGTATGGAATGACATGGGAACAATTACAGGATTTTCAACAAAAACAGTTTAAAAAATAATTATCGTGCAAACAATTGGTAAAGCCCAAGTAATAGCCCAAGCTTGGGAAGACAGTTTATTGGGCAGGATTCCTAAGGATAAGAAAGATTATCCCGAATGGTATAAGAATCGTCTTGAATTATGCAAGAAATGTCCTAAGAACTCTTCTAATATTAGGTTCTTTAAATTGCCGCCTAAGGTATTATTTCATAGATTGATTGGAAGACCGGGATGCTCGTTGTGTGGTTGTTTTATCAAGGAGAAGGCTTGGATGAAGACCGAGGTATGCCCATTGAAGTTCGTGGAAGGAGAGAAAGCTAAATGGAATGCTATGGAGGTGATAACGGCCGATCATAACGATTTTAATATCGAGTGCCCTAACGATTCCTTTGATATAGGACTTACGGATGACGAGAGCGAGTTTTATCTAAATATTTTTGATCAGAAAATAGGTGATAAGATAGAAATCGTGTTATTTATCACCCATAAAGATGGTTTCCATGTCAAGGAGCATCATCTTGGATGTGGATGTATGGGAGACGTTTCATATAACAAACATCCTGACAATGAGAATAGAACTATATTTAGGATGACATTGGATACCTCAAAATATACGGAAGGTCATTTTGAGAAACATCTATCTCTTATGGGTTATACGAAGGATGATCCTGAACGTAATTTCAAACATTTCCCGCTACGTATTATAGGGGAAGCTTATAAGTAAATACTATGCGAAGTCCCGTAAGAAGCAAGATAGATGACCGTATCCATGCCCTTATTGTCATGGAAGTCGGATGCCGTGAGTTACCTGAATATTCATTGGGTGATATACTTTACTCCGCTTTAAGGAGGATAGCTAGGGCTAATGGTGGTAATGTCCGCTTCTTGCGGGATGTTAGTACCAGGGATTTATTGAGGTCTATAGACCAAAGCATCAGTGATGAGATCGAATTAAATAATAATGATTATAATGCGTGATTATAATGGAAGAGGATAAGGATATTAAGAAAGAGATCAGGGATTATCTTAAAGAAGAGGCGGATACCCATATAAGGCATTGGATAGCCATAAAACGTGAGAGCAAGCGTCTGTATAGCGAGATTGAGGATAGGACTAAGAAGATAGCCCTTAAATCATCTTCATTGATAAAAGAGGAGGATTTTGTCGTTCTTCATGAGATGACCCATAAGATACAGATGTTGAATATAGAGGCTGTAAAAGTCAATTCTAGGTTGATGTTCATAATCCAGTTGGCTACCAGCTTCGGTATGGATCTGGATTTAGATACGACATATGCGTCCACCGCCAAGAGCATTATAGAAGACAGAACATCTGGATTCGTGTTTTATGATGACAAGGAACGTCTGAGATACGCTGACAAGGAGCTTGAGGATATGTTCCATGACATGAGCGTGACGGAAGTAAGTAAGATCGGGGTTGTTCAATCTTATGAGCTTCTTATGAAGCAGTATAATGAATTTAAGGAATTAAAAGAAAATGCCACAGGGAAGACGAAAACCGACGAGTAGGGACGTCGATCGGGTAAACGATAATCTTGAGGTCATATCCAAGGCCGTGGATGACGCCAAGACGTATATCGCCAAGCATCCATGGGATAAGGAGAAGCCTGAGGATATGGCTAGGGCGTTCGATTTCATATCCAAGCTGATCGATAAGATTAACGTATGGAATGACTCGTATATGGAGAAGAGTGGGATCATGGATGTATACAGGAGTGTCAGCAATGTCCAGAAGAAGGAACGTAAGGGACAAGTGTCTGGAGGTATAGAGTCCGTATTAAAAAGTATGAAGTGATGGGGTTAAGCACGAGTCCAGAATTTTATGTAAACATGAAGAATCCTCCAGTGTGGAACGATTTGTTCGGCTGGGAGGATCAAGATGATGATGTTAAGCAGTTCTTCACGGAGGAGGCTTATAAGGTCAAGAACGGGGTGACTATCAACGGTACGTTCATCCCGCCATGGCTTTATTGGCATGTTAATTTCTTTCCCGTATTTCAAGATCTTCCAAATGGAGAGCGTGTTCCGGCTATCAGCCGGTTACGTGATAATGAATGGTTTTTCGCCGAGATGTATCAACGTGCCCGTCAGGAGAAGAAAGGGTTAGGGATGTTCGGTACCCGTCGTTTTGGGAAGGCCCTTCTGGACTCGGAGCTGATATATACTCCTTATGGACCTAAGAAGATAGGGTTCGCTGATATCGGGGATATCATATATGGCGATGATGGTAAGCTTACGACTGTAGTAGGCGTATACCCTCAAGGGTTCGTTGATATGTATAAGGTTACGTTTGAGGATGGGCGCAGTATAGTATGTTGCGGTCAACATCAGTGGAAGGTTAAATATCATGGTGATTATAAAGTCATGAGCACCATGGGTATCATCCACTCTGACTTCCAGAAGATGACTATAGACATAGGGGAGGCCGTGGATTTCCCCGAGCGGCGGTGGCTGATGTCGCCCCAGCTCCTTGGGTCTCTGACCGCCTCTTTTCTTTGTGGATCTACCGACAGGATCTTCGAGTTAAGCAATAAGGAGATGGATGATATTATTTATTCATCCAAAAAACAGAAGGAGTTGTTTATAAGCTCATTCATGAAGATATCTTGCGGTATAAGTACCGGTGACGATCGTTTTAAGGTCGTTTACAAAAGTGAGTATATTATATCCTTCGTAAGAAGAATATTCTGGTCTATGGGATATTATTGCGTCATGGATGGTGATGATATGTATATATCCAAGACCCATAACAGACTTAGGATATCCGATATAGATTATTACGGGAAGTATAAAGCTACTTGTATTGAGGTCGATAACAAGTCCCATCAGTTCCTTACCACCAATTTTGTCGTATCCCATAATACGACTATCATGTCATCGCTTCTTCAGATGAACGCTACCATGACGATCGGGCTTAGTCATTCCGTAGTAGGTTTCAGCGATAGCGATTTATCTAATATAGGTGAGTATTGTGAGTATGGTCTTGATCATGTGCATCCTTTTTTCAGGATTAACAGGACCAAGACCGATTGGAGTTCTGGTGTCACCTTAGGCAAGCGTATGTCCAACGGGGTTCGTGATGTTCATGCCATAATATCCATAGCCAACATCAACATGGGTAGGAAGACATCAACACAGAAGACTGCCGGTCTGACCCCCGCCACGGCTATTTTCGACGAGGTAGGTAAGGGACCTATCAAAAAGCCGTACACTGCCGCCATGCCGTCATACGACACTCCTTACGGCTGGCGTCTCAGTCCTATCTTGGCTGGTACCGGTGGTGAGGTGGAACTATCCAAGGACGCTCAGGAGATGTTCTCTGATCCTGATACATACAATCTCCTGGTCATGGACTGGGATATTTTAAATCGGAGAGCCATGAAAGGAAAAACATGGAAAGAACGGAAATGGGCGATGTTTGTCCCCGGTCAGATGGCTAACTCCGGTGTCAAGAGAACTATAGGTCTGGGTGATTATTTGGGGAAACCTGATGATAAGAAGCTTAATAAGATCAAGATTGACGCCACGGATTTCGAGGCTAGTACCAATAAGCTTAACGAGGAACGGAAGAAGCTATCTACGAAAGATAGGGTAGCTTATACCTCTCATACCATGTTCTATCCATTTACGATTGACGACTGTTTTTTAAGCTCATCCCAGAACCTATTTCCGGTCGAGTACGCTATCAAGCATAAGAATGATCTTCTTGAGTCGGGGCAATATAGCGGCATGCTGTGTGATGTTTTCCTTGAATCGGGGAATAAACTTGGTACTACTAAATCGAATAAGCAATTGGCTGGTTTTCCGTTTAGCGGTGGTGTTATTGACGCTCCTGTCCAGATATTTGAGATGCCTCAATCCAATAGGTTTGATGACTTTATATATGTGAGTGGTAGCGACCCCTACAAACAGGCTAAGTCGGATACGCCCTCATTAGGTGCTTTTTATGTATTCAAGAGACGTGTTGGTATTCGAGATCCTTATGCCTATAGAATAGTTGCCTCTTACGTATCCCGTCCATCATCCATAGATCAGTTTTGCCGTACGTGCGAGGTGCTTCAGAAGGGATATGGTGCTATATGCCTTATGGAGAACGCTGACCAGATGTATGAGCAGTATCTTAATCGGAAGAGTGGTATGCCGGCATCTTTCTTCTTATTCGCTGGCGAGGCTATAGCCAATAAGTACGTGAAGGCCGGCTCCCGGCAGAACAGCAAGCTGGGGCTATACCCGACCCCCGGCAACCAGAACCTGCTATTCTCGTGCGTAGTGGATTATTGCTGGCAGGATTTCGTTATTGGTTATGATGATCAGACTGGTCTTGATATAACTGTCAAGGGTATTGAGCTGATCGATGATATAGCCCTATTGGATGAGATAATACAGTATAAGCCCGGATTGAACGTCGATAGGATAATAGCGTTCGGGCATGCGTTGGTTCTCGCCAGATATTTTGACGATAACAATTACATGCCTAAATCGAAGATAGATGAGATGAATAACGCTCGTAAGGAAGATGCTTATAAACACCATGAGATATATGCCTCTGCATTTGGATCGGTATCTATAGGAGCTTTTAGGTAAATGAATGTCAATTAAACGCCTATCTTTGTTGTAAATAAAATTGAATAATCATGGAAGTGTTTAATAGAGATCATTCGTTTCCAGCAAAAGGAGCGTTATTAGGATTACCTCCTCAGGCTATTTCCACGAAGAAAAAGAACAGGAAATGGAAGGAGGATTGTATGGACGCTCTTGAGACGATAGGGTTGAAACAGTATGATCGTAACCAGATGTACCGTGACTATTATCTGATGGCGGATGGTAAGTTATCTTTTATGGAGATGGCGGATGTTATCCCTCAGTTAAGGAACGTGCAGAAGCTAAGGAGCGATATAAGGATACCTTCTTTCTTGAAGCATTATGATATCATAGGTGGTATCGTAAACGCCTTTGAGGGATGGCTGACAAACCTACAGGATAAGTATACGGTTAATGAGGTAGGTGATATGGCTATAAGTGAGTATGAGGATACGATGTCAAACTTACTTCATCGTCATATACAAGAACAGTGGGATATTATCGTCAATCAGCGTCTTGTGGAGGCTGGTCTTGATCCTACGTACAATGAGTTTAACTCTGAGGAGGAGCGTCAGGCTTATGTTCAGCAAATCCAACAGGCCAAGACGTCTATGACCCCTGATGATATCCAGAGGTTCATGAGTACCAGATGGAAGACGCAGGCGGCGGTATGGGGGGATCATACGATCGAGGCTGACCGTAGCCGGTTTTATATGGATGAGCTTGACAGGGAGAATTACCGGGATCGTCTTCTTAGCGGAAAGATGTTCCGGAACCATTTCGTTGGCTTCGACTATTATCGTCCGGAGGTATGGAGTCCGATGGAGGTTTTCCATCCTGATGTGAAATACCCGCAATATGGATCTTATGTAGGCCGTCTTCATTATTACGAGGGTGTTGAGTTGATATCAAGATACGGCCATAAGATGACGGCCAAAGACAAGCGTCGGATTATGGGAGGTGACGATGATTATGAGGGATGGGTATCTAATGACGGTGCTAGGTATGATTGGAAGAAAAAGAAACCGTCTATTACCGGTATGTATGAGAATGAGGTTATTCCATGGAAAGGATACCATGACTATGAGTCTATAGTCGCCGCTGAGGACTATTATGGTGTGCCGATGGGAGAGTACCATACCTTCGGACCTGACGGGGAGGAACACACCCAACCCCGCTTCTTGCCCCGCTTCCATCCCTTTGGATATTTCAACTCCGGTATGGCCGATGGTAAGAGATATGAGATAGACTCTCGCCTTTTTAGGGTTATGGAAGGATATTGGGTATCCATGAAACCGGTATTCTTAATAACTTATATGACAGAGACCGGGATGGTTGATCAGGAACTTGTAACCGATGAGTTGCTCCCGGAATTCTTGGAGAAGAATGGCATAAAGAAAGTAAAGAGGGTCATGGCAGAAGCCGTCAGTGATCCTGAGGTGAACACCTATATCTTGGAGTATGTCCCTGAGGTTAGGTTTGGCGTTAAGATCACCGGAGGTAATTTAATGGATAAGCCTATATATATCGGTGGGGATCCAATACCTCATCAGATACATGGTGACAGCAGTCTGTATGATTATGTCATTCCGGTTTCTGGATTTATAGGGTCTAGTCTCGCTGATCGCATACAGCCGTTCCAGATGATGTATAACCTTGCTATGAACCAGCTATACAACAACGCCGAGAAGGAGATCGGTAAGTTCTTCTTAGGCGACCTGGGATTCTTGCCTACGGAATATAAGGATATGATGGACAAGAAGGGTGCTTTAGCTACTTTTATGCAGATCGTTAAGTCCGTCTCATTTATGGGTGTAGGTGGTAATGACACAAACAATCCTTACCAGAATCCGCAGATGAGCAGCATATATAATCAGTTCGGTGTATATGATCTTACTAATACGGATCAGATAAGATCCCGTATGGAAATGGCGTCTTACGCCTATATGATGGCTTATAGGATGATAGGTATATCCGAGCAAGCGATGGGTCAGTCAACTAGATACGAGAGTTCTACGGGCGTAAAACAGGGAGTTAACGCTACTATGCTACAGACCCAGACTTACTTTAATGATTTCGATGACTTCAAGAAACGGACATTGGATATTCATCTAGCCGTGGCTCAAGTATGCCAGAAGGAAGGATACGATTGGACCGTGATGTACAGGAACAGCGATCTGTCCTTGGCTTACGTCAGTCTTACGGATAATAGCTTGTCGTTACGTCATCTTAATGTTATGGCTGTCTCTAATTCCAAGAAACGTCTGGAATTGGAGAATTTGAAACAATATATATTACAGACAAATACGTTAGGTAATGACTTACTTGATATCACTAGGATGATGAGCGCCAACTCAACGGCTGAGATGAATCAGATCGGAAGGGATGCTAGATCTTACGCCGATCGTGTAAGGCAAGAAGAATACCAGAATCAACAGCGACTTGTCCAGCAGCAAGCCGAGGCCGAGCAACAGGCACGTAATGATGAGCATGAGAAGGATAAGGAGCTGGCTTATATCAAGGGCAACTTCGACTTAAGGGGTAAGAGCATAATGGCCGCCGGTCAAGCGGCTAGGACCGAGAACAACTCTGAAGGCATGGATTATGTCGAGGCTATGGCTGATAGGGCTTTAAGGGAAAGAGATCTTGATATCAAGGAAGAGGAGATGAGAACCAGACAGGCTAACGCCGAGGCTGAGCGAAGATCTCGTGAGGAGATAGAGAAAAGAAAGTTGGAATTAAAAGAAAAGGAGATAGACGCTAGAAACAAACGTTCTGATACAGATAGGTTTACGTCAATAATAAACAAGAATTGATTACAAGTTTTGTAAATATTTTTACAAAATCTGTAATCATTTTGGCGTAAAATTCTGTCATATACTATAATGGGTTTGATTTAATTGGTAATTGGATTAATAATACTTTTGTAAAAAGCAAAAAAGGAAATTGTATGAATGACATGGGTGATTTCGCTAAGGGTTTTAAGACCATGAGTGTCGAGGAACTTTTTTATCGTGGTGACGGTGATGGCGATAAGAATAATATCGAGGGTAAATATGATAAGGATGGTAATCCTATAGGTGATACCAAGGAAGAGCCTGCCGACGGCGGAGCGGCTGAAGGTGGCGGGGATAAGGGCGGCGACGCTACCAACCCAGACCCGGATTCCTTTGGCGAAGGCGGTACTGATAATAATAACGTGGTATCAGTGTTTAACGGGAAATCTTTCTTGGAGAAGATGGCCGCTAGAGGTATCATCGACAGTATCGATAACCTTGATATTATGGTAGATGACAAGCCAGTCGATCTTTCTACTATCACAAAAGAAGATGATTTACTTGATATAGTGGAGGGGTTGATCAAGGATAAGGCCGATGAGTTGTTGAAGGATAAGGTTGATACCGGTTCTATGTCTGACTTTATGAAGAAGATGATAGAGGTGGATAAGGCTGGAGGTAACGTAGGTCAGCTTCTAAACCAATATCAGAACATTCAGGCGCCGTTGGACAACCTTGATATGAGCAACAAGAATGATCAGCTTGCGGTCATCCAACATTATTATAAGATGTTGGGTATGCCGGAAGACGAGATAAAGGATAATATGGAGATGATGATTGGCAAGGGCGATGAGTTCATTGAGTCCAAGGCAAATAAATTCCATGATATCCTGAAAAAGGAGATGGATAACCTTATCGAGGAGGAGAAGAAAAAATCCGAGAAAAGGAAACAGGAGTTGATTGAGCAGATGAAGATCTATAAGAAAGGTCTTAAGACGTCTATAAGCTCAGGATTCCAGTTGACTGACACGATGATAGGTAAGGCTGTCGATTTCGTTACCAAGCCGATAGACAATCAAGGTCATACGGCTATAGATAAAGCTTATTCGGAGGCTATCAAGAATCCGGACATGGCCGCTGATCTGGCTTTGTTCTTGATGAATAAGGACGAGTTCCTTAAACAGAAGACTAACAAGGCTAAGATGGAGGTCAATAAGAAGACCATCACTCTTCTTTCTGGCAATAAGGGAGGAAAGCAAAATAAGAATAATATCGATAATGATACTATAGAGGCTAACTTCCTTGATCTAAGTGGATCAAAGAGTGTATAACGTTTAAATATATTGAAAATGAATCCGTTTCTTACAAAAAGTTTCCCGGCTACCGTGAATGGCGATAACGTTATTGCCTTCACCGATGCCAAGAACTATAAGACTTCGCTCGTAGAGCATAACTTAGGCTCATTGGCGAGCTGGTATTATGAGGATCCCGACAAGAATCATCTAGGTCTGTTGAACTTGTTCTCTAATATCGCCAACTACCCTGTTCCGATGTATATGGGTATGATTAATAACGGTGCTACGATCTCCGTTAACGGTATTGGAGCTTCTTTCCGTTATGATTTACCTGTTACAAAGACATTCGCTGTCGTTACGGCTGAGGATACTTCAGGTCATCATCTAAAACCGGGTATTGACGGTAGTTTGTTTGATATCGTTTTGAATACCTCTGAGTTTACGGCTTATGATGTCATCACCTATGACGCTGCTAACGGCTGTAATATCCTTATCTCAGGTGAGATCCCGTCTAAGACAGAAGGTGATTTGACACGTTATTGGGGTCGTGTTATTGGCGGTAAGGCTAAATACTTCCCTAAAGAGAAATTACGTCCGGGTATCCGTTATTGGAAGATCGGTCATGCCCTTGGTGAGTACAGTACCAAGTTCTCTAAGGTATCTGGAGCTGACAAGGCCGGTTCCATGACTTGTGAGTTCCGTTTAGGAAACCACCGTGGTGTTGAGGGTGAGACAACTATGTACGCTGGTATGAAGTCCATGCAGGCCGCCCAGAATAGCACTTCAGAGTTCGTGGAGACTGCCCTTCGTCGTATGAATGCCATGAGAAGCGAGTATGAGGGTAATATTCCTGATTTGGCTATTATCGGCAAGACTGTTAATGGTAGACTTGATTTACGTACGGCTAAGGTAGCGTCCACGCTGGAGGTATTCTGTATGGCTGAGTTGGTTAAGCTGGAAGCTAGACAGTTGATGTGGCAAGAAGGTGGTATTATCATGGATCAAAATGGTCCTATCCATTTGAATGAGGGTATCTACCGTCAGCTTCGCCGTGGTTACACTATCTACTATAGCCGTCCGATGGGTATTACTAAGGACACGCTTATGGCTGCCGCATCTTATATTTTCCGTGGACGTCAGGATCTTCCTATTACGGAACGTAAGATTAAGTTCAAGGTAGGAGCTATGGCTATGATCAATTTAGAGAAGTTGATCAGGGAATCGTTCTTCACTACCTTGCGGAACTTAAGCTGGGGTATGGGAAGCGATAGGATGTTGCCTTCTAACCCTATCTCTGGTACTAATGACGCCATGATCTTAGGTCCGGTTCAGGTTAAGGGAGCTTTCATCCCGGGCATCGGTAATGTTGAGTTCGAGCACGATCCTTCTTTGGATTACGCTGACATGACAGATCGTAGCGAGTTAGTGAATGGCATGTATCCTAGATCTTCTTATTCTTGTATTATCGAGAATATCACTGACGCTGGATCGACTAACGCATATTCCGCTATTCCTAATACGGCTAACGCTAAGTTAGGTAATATGAATAACAACGTATTCTATATCAAGCCAGAAGGTGTAAGTATGTGGTGGGGCTATGAGTACGGTCGTTGGGCGCACAAAGCCAACGGTAATGAGATCGTATCATCCTTGCCGGGCATGAAAGAACAATTCTGGTGCCACTCCGCTTCCGCAGCATGGGTTATGGATAACAGTAAGTTCTTGATTATCGAGCTTCAACCGAACTACTTCGGCTAAGTTTTTTCATATATGTAATTTGGTTTTTAGAGGGGAGGATGTTCCTCTCCTCTTTTTTTAAAGTAACGCAAAAAGGAAATGAAAGAAATTTTAAAATCAAGGAAGGTATTGGCCGAGGTAAACGGTTTCAATATCATGTCAGATACCTTATATGAGGTTGTAGGCAAACACGATGGAAGTGCTCCTCAGGCCTTTCAAGACGCTAATATAGCTAAAGCTCCGTTCCCGGAGAACGCCACTCACGTATGTTGCCCTTGGGATGATTTCTCCAAGGCCTATAACACCGGTTTTTATCCAAGATCAAGATGCTATAATGGTCTTGACAAGAATGAGATCGATAAGCTCGTCAAACAGCGGGTAGATAATATCATGAAGCCTTTCGAGGAAATGTCGCAGATGGATCTATCTCAAACCAATTTAGAATTTTGGGATGACGCTAAGGATAAGATATTCATGGGTAAGGTCTATAACACGGCTAATACCGTTGAGTTATTTTATTTATATCTGGCTGTATTTTCCGGCATGTTGACTCCTCAGGAAATGGATGGCGATCCTGTCTTCATGAACTCCATGTTCTGTTTCGTGGAGAAAGACAATATGAAGGATTTCGTTCAGCAGCGTGAGATCAATAAGATGAACATCAGCTATAAGTTTATCAGCGCCCTTAAGAAAGGCGGCGACGATCGTCAGGCTGTCATCGATCTTCTTCTTTACATCGGTATCGTAACTCGCCCGGATTTCACGGAGGATGAGTATTATACAGGATCTCTATCAAACTGGATGAATGAGAAGAAGACCAATGTCGATTATCTGCTTGATATCTGGGATCGGTCATTGGAAGGTGATTTCAAGGAAGTTCTTGAGTTTTACCGTATCGTAAACGTCCTTCAACGAAATGGTCGTATCAATATGACTCCATCCGGATTACAATATAATGGCCAGATCATAGGACCTGACGTTCGGACATCCGCTGAGTTCTTGGCTACCAAGAAAGACTTCATTAACATAAAGGCTAATGTATTGGATGAGTATGAGGAGATTATATCTATGTCTAATATCGATGATAAGTCCAAGACCAAGAAGGTTAAGGATGTCAAGAAGAAGGAAGACGTAGGGGAAGGTGATAAGGAGGAATAACGATGACGATCCAAGAAGCGTATCTAAGGTCTTTGCAGAAGAATGAGCAGAATCTTGCCAATGGCGGGATTAAGCTTGATCCGGGAAGGTTCGTGTTGTTGTTTAACGAGGCCCAAGACCGGTTAGTTAAGTACTATCTAAATAGGAAGGATGACGAGACTATACGCTCCATCCAAAACCTTCTTGTTTATTGGATGTCGTTGGATAATGCGGGTAGGATGGATGACCCTGAGTCTACGTCCTTTAACTTACCTGACGACTATCTATGGTTCTCTAACATAAAAGGAGTTTTCTCATACAAAGGGTGTGAGGCCACTGATTTCGTTATGTGGGAGGCTAAGAACGAGAATATCCATGAGCTTCTTGGAGACGAGAATAACCGTCCTTCTTACGACTACCGTGAGACATTCTACTCCATAGGGAACGGGAAGGTCGTGGTCTACGAGTCAGGCTTCCGTACCGAGGAGGTTAAGATGACGTACTACCGCCGTCCTGTCAGGGTGGACCTGTCGGGGTATATCAACGCCGCCGGCGAGCGGTCCACGGACATCGACCCTGAGCTGCCCGATCCTTTGGTGGAGGAGATTCTGGATATGGTCGCCAAGCAATTCAACCTTAACGAGAATGAACTAAGTAGATATAGGATGGATAAGGATAATGTGGCTTCCTTTAAATAAACACCGTTAGTTTGATCATTAAGCCTACTCGGAAACGGGTAGGCTTTTTGTTAACGTGTTTTAATTATCTATGACAGGGTTTTTTGATCCCCATCTTTTCTTCCATTTCATGCCGAGATAATTTATTATTCCGTCAAAATTAGAAACGATCCCACTTTCTATCATATCGGATATATATCCTTGTATCATTATTATCTCCTGCATTTGCGTAATCGAGGCATAGTTCCTTATACCCTCCTCATGCTTGCCGAATACCACGTAATTTATACCTTTGGCTATCCTTGATATATATCTCTTGAAATCATCATTCGTTATGTTGTCGCCTAATAAGTATCTTATATCTCCGCTCATTTTTATATACGTATCTCCAGCTATGTTCCTATTCTTCACGAGGCCGTCTGTTAGCCATATAACTACCGTGGCGTATATTTCAGGATCCAACTCCATGGCTATGGTAATAAATACGTATGGATCTATAAACCATTTTTGGATTCCTCTTCCTCCCTTTCTGTAAGCTAATCCTGCTTTCCTAAATTCCTTTAGCGTAAGGTTATCGTAGTCCAGCTTATTTTTGACATTGTCATTGCCATATCCGAGCTGGCTCATTAGGGCTTTTATTTTCTCCTTGAACCCTTGCTGCGACAATACGTCGTTAATTTCCCTTGATGATAATCCCATGGATTCTCTTTTGCTCTTTATTGAGTTCATGGCCTCAGTTATACACACATATCCATCTTTGCTCATTATGGATATCTGATTTCCTAAAAGCATCCTGCTTTCTGATTTTAAAATCAAATTTGATTTCATAACTTTATATTTTTAATTTATACTACATCGTGAATCGGTCTGTGATAGATAGATTCACGATACAAATATAACTAAATGGGATTTGATGTAAAAATATATTATAATATATTGATATATAGAATTATATGAATAGGATTTTATCGCATTACCGTATAATTAGATATTATTTTTCTGGATTCGGAGAAATATCCGACTCCAGAAAGTATTTGATTATAAGATACTTACTATAAATAATCTTGTCCTATTTTTATGGGTATACGCATTCTTGTATCATTTTTCAGTATAACATGTTTACAAAAAACGTAATATCATAGCGTCTCCATATATTCCCGACCATGTTTTATTGCCTTGATGTTGTTTATTGTTATGTTTGCGTAGGTAAATGATTTTTTGAACTAAAATATTGATTATATGTTGCACAGACCGCAAGACCGGGTACTTTTCGTATCCCCACACGCTAAGATGGTGGATGTTGATTCCATCTTCTTGAAGGAAGGACAGATCGGTATTTACGATACTAAAGATACTTCCGAGAACGGTTGTAAGGCCGTGACTGATTTTACCGGTAAGCCTCGTAACGACAAGCGTTATGAGATCCGTATCGGTCGTAATGAACAAGCGGCTTCCCGCTCTATATATGATAAGGATTTTTCCACGCCTTTGTTCTCGTTGAATGAGATCACCGAGATTTACGCTTCTTGGCCGAAGAAAGATCATGCTTATGTCGATGATGTTATCTTAGGATACAACGGTGTGTCTGATGACACGGCTTTCTCCGTATCCAAGGGCGACCGTATCGCTATCCGCTTGGTTCTCGCCGGCAGGGCTTTCGAACTTCTTGGTTATGAGGGAGGTCGTATTGAGATCAATGACGCTATCCTTTTGGATGATTGTGATAATACTCCAAATCAATGCGAGGAGTGCGATCCTTGCGAGGAGGTTGATTTGTTGCCAGCCGTCCTGAAATGTATCGAGAGGATGAAGAACCAGCCTATCGCTGGTGGTGGTAAGGTATCTGATTATATTGATATCACTCCGGTTACAAGATGTACTAACGAGGCTACGGAGCCTGAGACGGAGGACGTGAACTTCTATTGTATGGAGGTTTGCGATACTGGTGATGACCTTGCCTTGGCTGAGGTTCGTGCCCAGTACCCGGGATTGAAGATCGTTCGTGAGAGCATCAACGGCAGCATGTCACGTTATAAGGTGATGAAGAAAGGGACTAAGCCTAATGACTATACTCAACGTCTGATCTCTATCATGAAAGGATGCGAGGAATGCCCGCCTAGCTATACTGAGGTTAAGGGCGGATACCTGTATTCCATTTCATTGGAGGATGACGGCGTTGATATGTCTACTACGGTAGAGTCTTTACCTAATGTGGTAGCTGATACGGTTAATAAGATGAGCCAGATCAAGGGATCAGGTTTGTATATTGCCGCTACTTCCAAGAAATTGACGGATGAGGAGATCTCTACTTTCGTGGAGGCTAATCCTACGGCTATTATCTACTATGTGGCTAAGACATCCGATATGTGCGAGAATCCTACGGTTCGTACCGCTTCATGGTCAGCTTGTGGTTCTTGCAAGGTATCCACCGAGAAGTATTATATCACGATCCCGGATGATGAGTGCGGAAACAGTGCTTTGGAGGAAATCAAACAGGCTTTCCCGGAACTGGAGATCACTGACTACGGTACTCCTGCGGCTTGCCAGCATAGCTTCCAGACAACGGTATATACTAACATGTTGTGTGATGAGTGCGACAAGGTGTTCGAGGGATTCTTCACCAGCAAGGCTCCGGCGTCCTACCGCAACCGTATGTGGAAGAAACTGGAATCGGCTCAGGAACTTGGCACTAATTGCAAGTGCGGTATCCGTTTCCGTGGCAAGGAAATGTTATTATCTCCGTCAGAGTGCTTGATGGATAAAATGACCTATGTAGAGGATAGCGTTGAGATCGTTGGCGCTAGCGGTGGTTATCCTGATTCTCTTGATGAGGGATCCCCTATTTGGTGGGATCAGCTTCACTTCGAGAGATTGTCCAGCAAAGCCCCGCGTACTCATGTTGGCGGCAATATGATGGATGATGAGTTGAAGGGTTACGCTCATTTCAACGGCTTCCCGAAACATCAGGACTTCATGGGACGGACATTCATGAACGAATACAGCCGTGTTGAACAAACAGCCCAATATGTGGACTTCCAGATCACGATTAATCCTCATAGATACGCTCAAGGATTCGGAAAGGTTATCGCCGATGATCCGGTTAACTTGATCTTACGTGTACGCTATGGCGCTCATGAGGGTGTTCAGGAGATGATCAATATGATCGGAGCTGCCGCTGGTCTTGGACCGGCTATCGTGACCGAACCCAAATAAGAACGACCTTTTTTGCGTTCATATATTTCCTAAAGGGGAGAGATTCATTTCTCTTCCCTTTTTTGTTATCTTTGAGGCAGTAGAATTAAAATATGATATTATGTCTGCGATAAATGAGTATTTAAAGAGACTTGCTTCCATCTTCGGTAGCATGGGTTTCTCCGTTCCGCCAGATGACTTCTCAGGTGTTGTCATAGACGGAAAGACGTATCCGGTCATGATGAGGAATGACGGGTGTTACGTGTACTTCGATGATAAAGGAGTAAAGAGACTTGTAAGCGAGATCCCTAAAAAGGACTATCAGTTCATTAACATCAAGGACGCCCGTGTGTCGATCGTCAACCAATGCTATCGCACGCCGGGTGGTCAGGTAGAAGCTCGTATCCATACCTATATGAATAATAAGGGGGAGATACTGGCCGAGAAGATATTTATCATCAACTCATCGGATATCGATACTCCCATTGGCACGGAATTGGATAAGATCCCTGCCGAGTGGGTAGCTATAGATTGTAGCATAGCGGAGATGACCGATCGGGAGTTGATATTCGTAAGTAAATGTTACGCCACGGAAGGGGGCAAGGTTCAGATCGAGGGCGTTGAGTCGGTAGACCCACGCCTGAACCCGGAGGTATCCCATTATGAGGTGGTGAATACGACTGACGATAGCAATCCTATCGGTACGGAGTATGATAAGATACCCGATACATGGAGTCGTATAGTATGTGATTTCCCGGATATGACCCAAAGGGAGATAATACCGGTGCTTAAATGCTTTGATACCGGAACCGGAAGGGTGCAGATAGAGGGATATAAGATATTTGATTACGAGATGGGTACCAGAAAGGAATGGTATCGCGTCAAGCAAAGTACCGATCCTGAGAATCCGGTAGGTGAGTTTATCACCAGCATAAGCGATGACTGGGTTGAGGTCGTTTGTGACTTCACGGATATGGAGGACCGGGATATTGAGGTAACTGTAGAATGTTATAAGACACCGACCGGTAAGGTGAAGCTGGAGGTTCTCACGTCATGGGACGGGAATATAGGAGTTAGGGATAAGAACTATAAAGTCCTGGAGACTACCGACCCGTCACAACCTGAGGGCGCCAGCTTCAGTTCCTTGCCAGATACGTGGGTAAGGACTGTCTGTGATTTCGACGATATGGAGGAGCGTGACATCAGGTCTTATGTCGAGTGTTATGACGGAGGCAATGGCAATGTCAAGCTTCGTAGGTTGGTTTCTTATGACTCCAAGATAAAGGCAAGATACGTCCGCTTCGAGGTGCTTGAATCGGATGACTCCGGCTTCGTTCCGGGGGCCGAACTGGCTACCCTCCCGGACGGATTCTCTTTGGTGTCTTGTGATTTCACGGATATGGAAGATAGGATGCCTATTGATATCGAGGAGTGTTACAAGACATCAGCCGGAAGCGTACGCATGAGACATGTGGTGTCTTATGACGGTGATCTTGGGAAAAGAAACCAGTTCTGGGAGATTGTGGACTCGTCTGATAATGGGTATAGGCTAGGGAGTAGGATAAATAATATTCCTGCGGATTTTATCCGTGAAAGGTGTGGTCTAGAAAGGTTGGATGATCGTATTACCAGAAATGCGGTAGAATGTTACTCGACACCGGGAGGATCGGTAAGGATTAAATCCACTTACGTTATCAACCCTTTAAATCATGTTAGGTCGTATAATCATCATGTATTGAGTTCTACAGATAATGATATCCATGTTGGTACTCAATATACCTCTTTGCCATCTAATTTCACTCGTATCGAATGCGAGGAGCCGGATTATATGGATCGACTTATCGATACCACGGAGACTTGTTATGATACCGGAAAGGGTACGGTGAAGATCAGGAGACAGGAGTCGTTGAACGGAAATCTGGATGTAAAGACTTTCGACTATAAGATCGTTGAGTCTACCGACCCCGATCATCCTATCAATACTACCCCTACGCAGACGGTTATTAACGGCTGGACGGTTATCAGCTGTGACCTTAATATCATGGAGGTAGATGACTGCTATGAGGTTGGTGGTCATAAAATTCATTTAAAGGGATTCAGGACGATCAATCCGGCGTTACAGGATATTAAGTCCATATTGTATGTCGTGTACTCTGATCATCCTGATTATCATGCTGGAGATGAGCTTAACTCTATTCCAGAGGGGGCTAAGGTCACGATCTGTGATTACGCGGATAAGAGCCAAAGACATATGGTCCCGGTGCGCGAGTGCTATGAGGTGGCCGATGGCCGGTTCTATGTAGAGGGAAGCAGGTTGGTGGATAACGATATGGTCGTAGAGCGGATGTCGTTGATGGTGATGGAGTCATCCTCCCCGACCTACCCGGTAGGGACTACGCTGACCTCCATCCCCGATGGCGCTACTATCGTGGCTTGTTTATGTCAAACCTGTTAATATCAAGGCTATGGTTAAGGTATGTAATGATTATTATATGATTGACGCCCTAGCCGGCGGTGAGGTCATAAGGAAAAGGAAATATCGTCGTGAGAATACGATGATCGGATATAAGTGGTATGATTATAATGGGGTCGAGGTAACTGACCCCATTGAGATATCACGTCTTGACGGATTGGCTACTAAGCATCAACGTGTGGATGAGGCTTATGATGACCATGCTGTTTTCATGTCGTCAACCAATTACGTTAACAGCGTTTCCGGTATACCTATGGATAAGCATATGGTTGTCGTTGAATGGAGACCGGATAGCGAGCAAGGTTTTGTCACCATGGCTCATGATGAGGGTCTTGACGGGGATAGCTATTATATAGTTATTATCAATACCGGAGATAAACAGGCTACGATCTACACCCCCGTAGATCCTGAGGACCCAAAGGATGGGACTTCCCGTGCGGTTGATGGCGATAACGTTTCCGTTGGCGGATCATATGTCTCTATATCCCCCAAGCAAGTAGAGAGGATAAGGGCTACTTTCCGTGATGGTAAATGGTATTATGAGTTAGTCACAAAGACATATCCTAGTAATACTGGAGGCATTAAGATCGGGGATGTTGATTTTGTGACGTTCAGATATTTATGGGAATCAAGTTCCGGAAGGGACTTGGACACGATGACGGAAGCCCTTAATTCTAATGTTCCCACCATAGATAATCTTGCTGTAGGTTGGTCTGGCCCCGGAAATGGAGATAGCTCTGTTAGAGAAGTTCTTAAATGGGGTGGTGATAATACCGGTTCTGGTAAGGAATGTGTTTGGATGTCGGTGAAGGATTTAAGGGCTAAATATTATGATATCCTACCTGAAGAGACGTATTTCATGGCCTACGCTACATGGTTTGGATCTAAAGGTACGGGTAAATGTTCTTTTGAACTTGTTGGATACAAGGGAGGTACGATGAGCCAAGATGGATATAATTTCATCAATACCGGTGGATCTGTCGTATATCAAAATACATATGATTTTATCTGCAATACCAGTAAGGGGGCGAGTACATATAAGACTTCTTATCAGAAAGTAGCCCGTATTACTTATAATAAGCTCACCAATGAGGTCTATATGTCTATAGGCGATGCTATAGATCAGGAGGATAATTATGATAAGCTGGAGCGGGAGATCAATAATATAAAGGAAAGACTTAGCGATGTCGAGAGCGAGTTGGCTGTCGTAAGACGTATAGCTGAGGGCAAGAACGCGGCGTATATCTTTGATACGGTCGATGCCATGAATGAGTGGCTGGCGGTTCCGGAGAACACGGCTAAGCTCCGTGTGGGGGACAGCTTCTGGATCAGGGAGCAGGAGGTACCTGATTATTGGTGGGATGGAACTCAGGCTTTAGAGCAGGAAGGTCCGAAGGTTGATTTATCCCCTTATTATACGAAAGACGAGATTAATAATATTGTCAATGATATCAATCAGAAGATAGAGGATAAGAGTACGTCTATTATCTTCGATACTTATATCCAGATGAAGTCTTTCGTGGATGATCCAACTAATGCCGATAAGCTTAAGGAAGGTACCATCCTGTTGATACGAGAGAAAAACGTACCTGATTATTATTACGATGGTGCTGGGATAGTTAAGATGGAGGCCGATGTAGAGCAATGTCTTTACGTTACTTTGGCTAACAAGCCTACGGAAAGCACTATAAGTTATACTCAAGATCGGGAGGTGACTAATTTCGCCCCGGGTGCTATAGCTAGATGGGTTGACGCTGACGGCAATGACGTGTTTTATAAGCTTGTTGAGATAGTAGGTGGTAAGGCTAAGTGGATTACCCTTATCGATACTAAATACGGTAATGTGACGCTACAGAGCACTTACGACAAGAACTATGAGATTGTTAATATCGTATCTGGATCACGTTTACAAGCTATAAATAGCGAGAAGAATGATATCAAGTTCGTTAATAGTGCTACGGGTAACGTGACTGTCGTGTTGAATGGGACCGTATCAGGGGGAGCCAAGAAGCTGGTGAGTATGCTGGCGGTTAACGAGGTAGTCTTGACCCCCGGAGCGGCGGTGTCGTTTACCCGGAACGGTGATGAGTTCGTGCTCACGGAGTTGTTTGGCGTTACTATCTTCCCAGATCTGGCGGATGCCAATCGTGAGGGTGAGTGGGTCATGAGTGTAGGCATAACCGGTAAACCGATCCTTATGGAGGTAAAGGAGATGCGTAAGTGGGATGAGAGTATAACTAAGGAGCTTACAATAGATGAGCTTAACGAGAAGTTCCCTAACGTGGATATTGGGTTCGCTGTCGTATGTAAGACCATCAACAAGGTATATGAGATGGTTAACGGATACAAGGAATGGGTGTCTTATGGTATAACCTCAATTAGTTGATATGGGATTTTTGGTAGGATATGATACGGTCTTGTCCTCGGTGACGTTTTACGTTAATGAGGACAGGTTCCCTTGTTATAATGGAAGGAATGCTGATTATGTGCCTGATCCGATAGTAGATTTAGGTAATTTTAATCGTAATCTCAGGTTCTCGGCAAACAATCCAGGATTCGTGGACGTCGATTGGGGTGATGGGACAAAGGATCAATACCCTTTGGTCAAGATATCTGACGGTAGTTATAGGATAGTATTCAGGTCTTTAGATATTGAGTACAAAAAGAATCCTGACGATACTACATGGTGGTATAGGAAGGAGGATGGATCTCAGTACATACCGGTTCCTCCACATAGGTATAGCGATATCAGGCGTAGGAAGGTTACGATGAGGTTCTCTAACGTAATCAATGGGGAGTTCAATATGGATGGTATTGTCCTCCATGAGTTTCCTGTAGTTAATCTACCTGATATAACTTATTTGGCTATGGTCAGATCCGTTCTTAAAAATGGCGATATCCCATATGACAGGATAAGTAAGAGCGTTAATCTTCGTAATATACAGATGGGGTCTTTTTCTCATCCTGGTGTTTGGGACAATTGGCCGGAAGGTTTTTTAAATATGAAAAATCTGAGGTATTTCGGATGTAACAGTATTTTTAATTTCGCTGATAATCCTGATTCGAATTGGAGAAGATTCTCTGAATGGAAGAATCTTACTATTTTTAACTTCAACTGGTGTAATATTCCTTCTTATGATCCGGCTTTTAATTCTATTCCGGCAAAAGATATAAGCATTATAAGCGATAGGAATAATATACCTGTATTTGATGAGGTGGATAAGGTAGGGGATGATAAGACAGGCGTTACCTTTATGGGTGGTGGTAGCTCATGGAAACAAGATCTGGTAGGAGGGAAATTAAATAAGATCCATAATACGTATTGTTATTCAAGTGTGGTGCCGGTAGATGATCTTCCAGATTGGTTGTATGAGGTAAGGGAATTTAGGATATGGACTTTGCATGATTATGGTAAATTTATAAATACGCAGGAGAGGGCTGATATGTTCGTTAACACGTTTTATGATAAGATAATGTCGTGGAGTTATATAACGATGTCACAGACGGCTTCTGACGGCAACAGGAATCAGTTTTATAAACTTACCTTAGATTTATATACTGCCGCAGCTCCTACTAATAAGAGACCATCTGGCGTTTATCAAGCCCCTGAGGGGTTTGTTAAGGGTGTTAGCAACGGTAATCCTACGACGCCTATGGAGAAGGTGTATGTACTTACCAACAACTACGGGCAGACATGGGTCTTGGCCCCGGCGCCAGCCTCCAAGGCCGCCCTTACGAGGGCAAGGCGGGCTGGGAAGGCTAGGATTACCCCGTTCGTCCTTGGCGTAAAGGACGGCCATGTATCCGTGTTCAGCGGAGATGTATTGGATGATAATATGAGTAAGTATAATTTCGCTGACAAATACGAGGCTATAGATATCTGTAACGATCTGGGATTGGATAGTTCACCGGTTGTCGAGTATTTCAGGAGAATAGAGGAGGGAGAGGTATGAGGCTGATATGTAAGGATACGAATAAAGGGTCTATAACCTTTTTTACTAAGGGTAAATACGCTTTTAGGGGCGTTGACAGGAATGATACTACCGATGATGTGCCTGATCCTATATTGGATGTTAATAATTATAATGAGAGTATACAGTTTTATTCCAAGACCCCCGGCATGTGCGAGGTCGATTGGGGTGATGGGAATAAAGATCAATTTCCTTTCGTGAAGGACAGGAGCGAATCCATATACGGGCGATATAGGTTGATGTTTAGGAGAAGGGATATAAGTTATCGTAAGAATCCGGATAGCCATCCATGGTGGTTTTATAAGGAAGATGGGAGTGAGTATATTCCCGCCCCCAATCATGCTTACGCTGATGGACTAGATAAAGATCGGGTTATTACCATGACTTTTACGAATGATATTACATACGTTCAAACAGCGAGGATAATGATGGTAGGATTCCCGATATTAGACGCCCCAAGTATTATCAACTTAACCTTATCCATTACCGGCGATGGGAATATAACCGATATCCCTAAAGACAGGATACGTAGATCGGTAAATATAGAGTATATAATACTTAACGAATTGGGTGTAGGGACATTGACATCCATACCAGACGATTGGGATAGGTTGACTAAGTTAAAAGGCATTAATTTAAATCGAACGGCTGATTTTAATGATACGGAGTCTTCTAATATAAGGAAATTCCCCTCTATGTGGCCTAATCTTGTAATATTAGCTTTGGCAGGTTGCAGGGTTAGGGTATATCCAAGGGAATGGCTGTCTTTTAGCAAGTTAAGAGAATTATATATATCCCCGGGAGTGGCTATGCCATCGTTTGACCCTAATACATGCCCGGCTATGGATGAGGTGGATAAGATAAATCCTAGCTTAAAGATTTTCGATCATATAAATAGATGGTATGGATCTGTCGTGAGTTGGCATCCGTATATGAGCGGTAAGGGATTGGGAAACATTGAGCGTGTCGACGCTTCATACGGTTATAGTAGTATAGATGTAAGTAATCTCCCGGATTATATATATGAGATGAGGTCTATGAATAGCTTTTATATGCATAGCAGCTTGTCAACCCAAAGTCGATGTGATACGTTTATATCAACATTATATGAGAAGGTGATGGGGTTTGATTATCTCACTATGTCTTCCTCTGCTTCCGATGGCAAAAGAAATCAGTTTTATGGATTGTATCTAAGTATGTATTTAGCTTCCAAGCCTGATGATAAAAGACCTAGTGGCGTATTACAGGCTCCCTCTGGTTTTATAAAGGGTCAGTCTAATGGCTCTCCGTCGACTCCTATGGAGATGGTTTATGTGCTTATGAATAATTATGGATGGAGGTTTAGTATGGCACCAGAGGCTTCGGTGTTAAGGTCAATACGATCTTCTGATATTGACACGAGGTCGTATAAGCCATATAAGCTTATTGTATTTGACGATGGGTGTACCTTTGTAGGCAATGGAGATGTTTTAGCTCATGATACGGATAAGGTATTATCGTTTGGGGATCAACCAGAAGGAGAGTATTTATGTGATTCTATGGGATTGGACAGGAATGTTATTGTAGAATATTTTAACAAGATAGGTAATGGCTAAGACATTATATAAATATGAGGCTTCATCAAATAAGTTCGTGTGGTTCACTACATGGGATAGGGCACTTAGAAATTATTATACCGATGATTATAATTATGTACCTGATCCTGTCGTTGATAAT